TTGAAGAAATCAAGCAGATGATTGAAAAGAAAGAGGAAATGAGCGAAGTTGAAGAGCAAGTGAAAGAGGAACTATCTGAAACACCTGCAACAGAAGCAATCACTCATAACCCTGAACCCAAACAAAAAGTAAGTCTAAAGTATGCGCAAAACAGAAAGCAAAGTACTTTTGACAAAGTAATGTCTAAAATTGTTAACAATTAAATTTATATAAAATGCCAAATCCAACTATTACAGGAAGTACTTATGCAGGGGAATTTGCAGGGAAATATCTCGGTGCTGCCCTTCTAAGTGCTGATACACTTGACAAAGGTGCTATCTCTATCTTACCAAACATTAAGTACAAAGCTGCTATGAAAGTAGGTGCGTTCTCAAATCTTGTACGCTCTGCTGATTGCGACTTTGACTCATCTACATCAGGTCTTACTCTAACTGAGAAAGTACTTACACCAACTGAATTGCAAGTTAACTTACAAGTATGTAAGAAAGAATTGCACTCTGATTGGGAAGCTGCTCAAATGGGATTCTCTGCTTTTGACGAGCTACCCCCATTGTTCTCTGACTACGTTATCGCACGTGTAGCTGCTGAGGTTGCTAAAGCAACTGAGGTATCTATTTGGCAAGGTAGCGCAGGGGAAGGAAGCTTTGATGGTTTTGAAACTCTACTTGCTGCTGATACAGATGTAGTTGACGTTACAGCAGGTACAGTTACTACTGCAAACGTAATCGCTGAGCTTCAAAAAATCGTTGATGCTATCCCAAGTGGTGTATATGGTAAAGAAGATTTAACTATCTATATTTCTCAAAACATCGCTAAGGCGTATGTAGGCGCACAAGCTGCTTTGGGTTATAGAGATTTGTATCACGTAGGACAAACTGAGATGAACTTTCAGGGAATCCCATTGTTTGCAACAGGTGGTCTTGCTGATAACACAGCAGTAGCTGCTCAGAAGTCTAACCTATTCTTTGGAACAGGATTGCTTGATGACAGAAATGAAGTTAAAGTTATCGATATGGCTGACCTTGATGGTTCACAGAACGTGCGTGTAGTTATGCGCTATACAGCAGGTGTGCAGCATGGTATTGGTTCTGATATCGTTCTCTACGCATAATCAATAATTCTCTAACTTAAAAGGGGTGGGTAAGCCGAGTGCCTACCTACCCTTTTTTATTAAAATAAAAAAATATGCCTTGTTCAGTATCAAACGGAAGAGCGTTACCATGTAAGAGTGGTGTAGGTGGCCTGAAAAACATTTACTTTGCCCCTTATACATCTACCACAGCTGACTTAACTGACAGCTCAGGTACAATCACTTTAGATGATAGTGTTTCTTTCTACAAATATGAAATCAAGGGTAATTCATCATTAGAAACTGCTATTAACTCGTCAAGAGAAAATGGCACTACTTTTTACGAATCAACCCTTAATGTTACATTTACGTTTTTAGATGTAGCTACTCAAGAGCAGATTAAGCTCTTAGCTCATGGCAGACCTCAAATCGTTGTGGAAGATTATAACGGCAACGGATTTTTAGTAGGTAAAGATCATGGAAGCGAAGTTACAGGGGGTACAGTTGTTACAGGTGCAGCTATGGGGGATTTAAGTGGATTTACACTTACCCTTACTGCTCAAGAAACAGCACCACCTTTCTTTGTAGCAACACTACCAACTGATGATTCATCATCGCCAATTAACCCAACACCATAATTTTTTGTATATTAGCAAAGAGTTTATTTATTTTGGTTTAGTTATTGTTAGGGGGTGTAAAAGCCCCCTTTTTTATTACACAAAATTCAGAATCTATACGTTATATAGGTAGTATGATAATTTTAACTACATCCACATCTGATCAAACAATCAAAGTTATACCACGTAGAACCATTGTGGGGGGCTTGATTTTGACAATAAGAAACGAATCAACAAACGATGTTACTACATATACAGGGGACTTTGTTTGGAGTACATACGATGCAACCTACAATCTATCTTCTATTGAGTGGCAAGGTTCAGACTTATCAAGTAGTCAAGGCGAAACGTATTTAGAAATTACAAATAAGTTTGACTTAACAGAGTCTAACTATTATACATTTACAATATCAGACTCAGTAGGGGAATTGTACAAAGGTGTTATATTCTGTACAGACCAAACAGTAGACCAAGATACGAACTCTTATTATACTGTAAATGAGGGCGAATATGTATCAAGCACTACATTTGATAATGATTATATTATATTATGAAAAACGATTTAAGAATAGTTAACCTAAGCACCTACACAAGCCCTACTGTAAAAGAAGTACGGAATCAGGAATTTGTGAGCTATGGGGATGATAACAACTACTTTCAGTATCTTATAGATAGATACAATGGTAGCCCTACTAATAACGCTATCATAAACGGAATTAGCGAGATGATTTATGGTAAGGGCTTAGATGCTACTGATAGCAATCGAAAACCCGATCAATACGCACAGATGGTGTCTTTGTTTAATGCTGATTGTGTTCGTAAAGTAGTGTACGATCAAAAACTTATGGGTCAATGTGCTTTGCAAGTAATCTACTCTAAGGATAGAACTAAAATCGTAAAACTTGAACATATCCCTGTTGAAACATTACGAGCTGAAAAGTGTAATGATAAGGGCGAGATCGAAGCATACTTTTACCACTACGATTGGGCTAAGTACAAAAAGAGCGATGAGATAAAACGTATCCCTGCCTTTGGAACTTCTAAAGAGGGTTTAGAGATTATGTACATCAAACCTTATAGAGCAGGGTTTAAATACTATTCGCCTGTTGACTATCAAGGTGGTACTCAATACGCAGAGTTAGAGGAAGAGATAAGCAACTATCACTTAAACAATATAATGAATGGTCTTGCACCATCTATGCTTATTAACTTTAACAACGGAACGCCTGACCCTGAGCAAAGGGAACTAATCGAAAGACGTATCTACGAAAAGTTTAGTGGTAGTAGCAACGCAGGTAAGTTTATCTTAGCATTTAACGATAATGCAGAAACTGCTGCTGATATACAACCTATTCAACTTTCTGATGCTCACAATCAATATCAGTTTTTAAGTGATGAGAGCGCACGTAAGATACTCGTATCTCACAGGGTAGTATCTCCTATGCTTTTAGGAATTAAAGACAATACAGGGCTTGGTAATAACGCAGACGAGCTTAAAACAGCTACTATCCTTATGGATAACACAGTTATTCGTCCGTTTCAAAGATTGCTTATTGAGAGCTTTGACCAAATACTTGCGTATAATAACATCTCACTTAACCTATACTTTAAGACCTTACAACCTTTAGAGTTTACTGACCTTGACAATGTAGAGGACTCTGAAACACGAGAAGAAGAAACAGGTGTTAAAATGAGCAAAGAGGACTTGACTGATGAAGAGTTTGATATAATCCTTGACGAACTAAGGGGCGAAACAATCTCTAACCGATGGGAAGCAGTTGATGTAAGAGAACAGAGCGAAGATAACGAAAGTATAGAGGATTGGGCTGTTAAGCACATTGAAAGCAAAGAGGAAAAATTAGAAAAAAAGTCAATAGATTCTAAAAAGAGTGGGTTCAGTTATTTAGACAAATCCCTATATAAAGTAAGATACCGATACTCTGAAAAGTACAGCTCAGGCAAATCAAGACAATTCTGTCGTATTATGATGAGCAGAAGTGGTAGAGGTGTGGTATATAGAATAGAAGATATTGACAAGGCATCAAACGCAGGTGTAAATAAGTCTTTTGGGCATCAAGGCAAAGCATACGATTTGTTTAGATTCAAAGGTGGGGTTAATTGTGGGCATAGATGGGAAGAGGTCTTATACAGACTAAAATCTAAGACTATGAAAAAGGTTATCCAAAACTACGATGAAGTAGATAAGATACCTAAGTCTTATGCACCTACCCCAAGAGGATATAAGGATGCAGAGAAAGCACCAAAGGATATGCCAAATAACGGACACCACCCAAATTATAAAGGATAATGGCAACAGCACTATTTATATCAAGAACGGACTTAGTTAAGAACAGCATTATAGATGCTAATACCGACACAGATTTATTTATTCAGTTTATCAAGATAGCTCAACAAATTGAGATTCAAAACTATTTAGGTACAGACCTTTATAATAAGATTAGTGCAGATATTATTGCAGATACACTTACGGGCGATTATCTTAACCTTGTTAACGAATATGTGCAGCCCATGCTCATATGGTGGGCGCAAGTAAATTATTATCCTTATGCCGCCTATAAAGTTAAGAATGGTGGTATATTCAAACACACCTCAGAAAATAGCGAGAGTGTAAGTAAAAACGAAGTGGATTACTTAGTAGAGAAGGCACGTAACACAGCAGAGTATTACACACGTAGATTTATTGACTATATGAATTTTAATAGCTCTACATTCCCTGAGTACAATAGCAACTCAGACTCTGATGTGTATCCTGATAAAGACTCACTATTTAATGGGTGGGTATTATGAGGTACAAACCAAAAGACAAAAATATAGTTAAGCTAAAAAAATACTTAACCAAAGAATTGAAACCAAATTTTAAAGACTTATTAAAAACGACATAGATGGCAAGTTTAGAAAATAAAAAAATAAAAGACACTTACGAAGGGCTGCTGAAAACTGATGACAATGCAGCTATCGATGGTGCTGTCGAGATCACAGATGGTGCAGGTAATGGCACAGGTGTTACTATTAGCAACGATGGGCAAGTTACTGCCACAGGTACTGTTTCGTTTGGGTCTTTAAAAGATACAGGCGAGGATATCACAGTTACTAAGTTTGTTGACGAAGCAGATGGGATTGGTAATAACGATAACGACACTTCTGTCCCAACAAGTGCTGCGGTAAAAGACTACGTCGATACAAATGTTACAGCTCAAGACTTAGACTTTCAGGGCGATAGCGGTTCGGGTGCAGTTGACTTAGATAGCCAATCTTTAGATATTGCAGGTGGTACAGGTATTGATACAAGCGCAGTAGACCAAACCCTAACTGTAAACATTGATAGTACAGTAGCTACATTAAGCGATACCCAAACGCTAACCAATAAGTCTATTGACCTCACAGATAACACCCTAAGCGGTACAACTTCCGAATTTAACACAGCTTTAAGTGATGATGATTTTGCCACGCTTACAGGTACTGAAACACTTACCAACAAAACAGTAGACGCAGACAATAACACAGTCTCAAACTTAGAAGTAGACAACCTTAAAAGCGGTGTATTAGACACAGACCTTACAAGCGTATCTGCAAGTGATGACACTCTCGCATCTGCAAAGGCAATTAAAACCTATGTCGATTCCAACATTACCGCACAAGACTTAGACATTACAGACGGCACTACAACTTCTGCTGTCGACTTAGACTCGCAGACATTAACCATTGAGGGTACTGCAAACGAGGTCGAAGTAAGTCTTACAGATCAATCATTTACAGTAGGATTACCAACTTCTATTACTACAAACGTAACAGGAAACCTTACGGGTAACGTAACGGGGAATGTAACAGGCGACCTTACGGGCAACGTGACAGGTAATGTTACAGGTGACGTTACAGGCAACGCAGATACAGCAAGTGCTTTAGAGACAGCTCGTACAATATCACTAAGCGGGGACGTTTCAGGGTCAGTATCTTTTGACGGAAGTGCAAACGCAGACATTACAGCTACAATACAAGCTAACTCTGTTGCTTTAGGTACAGACACCACAGGCGATTATGTAGAAAATTTAGGTACAGGCACAGGTGTTACAATAGGTAGTAATTCAGGTGAAGGGTCAAGTCCTACAATTAGCGTAGACTATGGCTCAACTGCAAACACCGCAGTACAAGGCGACACTTCGCTTACTATTCAGGGTACAGCAAATGAAATTGAGGTTACAGGTGGTGGCGTTACTTTAGGGTCAGGCGGTACTGTTACAGTAGGTTTACCAAACGACGTTTCTTTAGGTGGTAGTTTAACAATCGCTCAAAACCTTACAGTCAATGGTACAACTACAACTGTAAACACAGATACGCTTTCAGTCGAAGACCCACTTATTGAACTTGCAAGAGACAATAGTGAAAACAGCGTAGACGTAGGTTTATACGGAAAATACAGCTTAGATTCAGGCACTACTACTAAATACTCGGGTCTGTTTAAAGATGCTTCTGACAGCGATAAGTTTAAACTATTTAAGGGCTTAGAAGTAGAGCCAACCTCAACAGTAGACACTGCGGGTACAGGGTACGCCAAAGGGGACTTAGTTATTAATGACTTAGATGCGGTTACTATTAGTGGTAATTTAACAGGAAACGTAACAGGTGATTTGACAGGTGATTCAAGCGGTACACATACAGGTGGAGTTGTAGGTAATGTTACAGGGAATGTTACAGGTGATTTGACAGGAGATGTTACAGGTGATTTGACAGGGAGCGTTTTAACTGCTGCACAAACAAACATCACAAGCGTAGGTACTTTGTCAAGTCTTACAGTTAGTGGCGATTTAACAGTAGACACAAACACTCTTTATGTAGACAGCTCTAACAATCGAATAGGTATTGGCACTTCGAGTCCTGATTCAACCCTTACTTTAAATGGTTCAAGTAGTAGCAGAATAAATTTAAGAACATCCGACACAAGATATGGTACTATTTTTTCCGACAGTGGTCTTTTAGCTATTGCATCCATAACTTCTATTCCAATAGTTTTTGCAATTAATGATGTTGAAAAAATGAGACTCGATTCGTCAGGAAATTTGGGCTTGGGCACTTCGAGTCCGGCGGGTAAACTTGCAATAAAAGACGGAAATGTTTACATAGACAGAGACACAACTTCAGGAAATTATGCTTTTGGATTTTATCGTTCAGGTGCTGAAAGAGGAAGACTCGGATTTGATTATTCAAGTTCAACATTAAACCTACAAGCCGACGGCGTGATGACTTTCTTAACTTCGGGAGAGAATGAACGAATGCGCATTGACTCTTCGGGGAATGTACAGATTGGTTCAGGAACAAGATATGGTAAATTTGACATTTTAGATATTGGGGGTAGTGGCACAAACTTTATTGTTGGTACAGGTTCAAATGGCGATAACTACTTCACCTCGGGAACATCAGGTGTTCAAGTTTTTAGAGGTGGTTCAACCGAACGAATGCGCATAGATTCGAGCGGTAATGTGGGGATAGGCACGTCGAGTCCCGATGTAAAAACCCATATTTTTGGAGGCTCAGACTCACAAGAAAATGTTTTATTAAAAGTGCAATCTAATGGAGTGGCAAATGATAGTTCATTGTCAACATCAATTTTACTTGCAAATTCCACAGCTTTAAGTTCAACTCACGGGGTAAAAATTAGTTCAATAAGAACAGGCAGCACAACTGAAGATTTTGCTTTTTATACATACAATTCAGGTATGAATGAACGAATGCGCATAGATTCAAGTGGGAATGTAGGGATAGGTACTTCGAGTCCCGATACTAAATTAACTATTGAAGGAGATTCTCCAATTATAAACATAAGAAATACAGCAGAAAGTGAATCAGGTATTAATTTTGTTGATACTGCAAGTGCTGCTCAATCAGCAAGAATAATGTACGATTCAGGTTCGAGTAATGCCTTAATTTTTTACAATAACGCTATTACAGAACGAATGCGCATTACGAGTGGTGGGGATGTTTTGATTGGTTGTACATCTTCTCCGAGTGATACAGTATTTGGCGCAGGAATACAGGTACACCCAAGCGGTGGTAGATATATTGAAACCTCAATAAATTCTACATCAACTGTCACTCATATGCAGTTTGTAAATCCAAATGGGAATGTAGGTACTATACAAACAAGCGGTTCATCAACTTCTTACAACACCTCATCTGACTATCGCTTAAAAGAAAACGTAGCCGATATGACAGGTGCTTTGGATAGGGTTGACCAACTTAAACCAAGTCGCTTTAACTTTATTGCAGACGAAGACACTACTGTTGACGGATTCTTAGCACATCAAGTACAAGACATCGTACCCGAAGCAGTAACAGGCGAAAAAGACGCAGTAGACGAAGACGGAAACGACGTCTATCAAGGCATAGACCAAAGTAAACTCGTACCGCTATTGGTAGGAGCTATAAAAGAGCTAAGAGCAGAGGTTAACTCGCTCAAGGCACAAATTAATAATTAATAAATTTTAACACAATGGGAAAAAAAGAAAAGACCCCGATAGTAATTGACGAACAAGAGTATTTTTACGAAGAGCTTACAGACGAGCAAAAAGCGTATGTAAACCACATCGCAGACTTAGACCGCAAAATCGGTAGCTCACAGTTTAACTTAGAGCAGCTGCAATTCGGTAAACAAGCGTTTGTAAAGGCTCTTAAAGAAATTTTGTAATGGCATACCTTTGGAAAAAGTATGAGTTTGAAAGTGAGGAACAGGCGGATAGTAAAATATCCGCTTTGCCCGATAATCACAATGTAGTAAGGCTTGGCTATTTATCTGATAAGTATTCGGTAGATGTACTTTGGGAAGGTTTAGAAGAAAGTCCATATGGTTGGAAATCAAAAGAAATAACTGTCGAGGGTAATGGCGTACACACCTTCGCTAACTATGAATATAAAAATTAATAAAATGGATGCTACAAGTTTTAAAGTATATGTAATGAACTTGTCAACAATGACGATAACAGCAATAGACCAAATAGAAACAGCGTTGAAAATACTTTTACTTGTGGTGTCGATTGGGTACACTATCCAAAAATGGTGGGAGATAAGAAAGCGAAATGACTAAAGATAAAGAGCTTAGGGGCTATATAGGTGCAGGGGTTATATTTTTCCTTGTAATGGCTTTGCTTTTGTTTTTAGCTTTTTATGAGATACCTGAAACGAATAACGATATTTTTAAAGTGATTGTGGGTATGTTAGTAGGTTCTCTATCGGTTGTGATCTATACATTCATAGGCAAGAACCCCGAGGAAGTTGCAGAGCTACAAGCAAAGAGCCAAAGTCTTGAAACAAAGGTAAAGCAGCTTGTAGAGGAAAAGGACAACATAGAAGCACTATTAAGAAACCTACAAAGCGATGTGATAGAGAAACTATCTGTTACAGGTCAAAACTTTAAATACAAAGATTGCGAATGAAGTATTTTACTTATACAGAGTTTGATAGCCCTGATGAAGTGGGAAGTGGTAAGCAAATGCATCCTGATATCTTAGAGATGTTAGACCAAGCAAGAGATAAGTTTGACAAGCCCATAAAAATTAACTCAGGGTATCGCACAGAAAAACACAATGATAAAGTAGGTGGAACGCCTAACAGTAGTCATTTAAGAGGGTTAGCTGTGGATATAGCGTGTTCAAGCTCTGTTGATAGATACCATTTAATTAACTGCCTTTTAGATGTAGGGTTTAAGCGTATAGGTATAGCAAACAGTTTTATCCACGTAGATATAGACTCTGAAAAGGCAAAAGAAGTAATATGGACTTATGCGTAGTTTTTCAATTATACTACTTTTCCCTACCTCGTTTATAACAGGTATATCTTATTACCCTGCAACAGGTAGGTACAAATTTGACGAGCTAAATATATACTTATTTTTCATTCAATTACAGTTTAGAAAATATGAGTAAAAATAAATTTAAGGACACCAAAGTAGGTAGATTCTTAACATCTGTGGGTTCTACGCTTGGCGATGGCATGGGCGATATATTGCCCGATAACGGATTCTTAGGGGTCTTAAAGCGACTTATAGCAAAAGATGATACCCTTACCCCACAAGACAAAGAAACTGCCTTAAAACTGCTTGAAATGGACTCACAAGAGATTCAGGAAGTAAGTAAGCGTTGGCAGTCTGATATGACTTCTGATAGTTGGTTAAGTAAGAATGTACGTCCATTAACGCTCATATATCTAACTCTTGCTACTACGATCTACATTGTGCTTGATAGTTTAAACATAGCTTTTGATATAGATCAGGCGTGGATAGAATTACTTAAAACACTCTTAGTAACAATCTACGTAGCGTACTTTGGTAGTAGAGGTTTTGAAAAATATAAAAAAATCACTAAGTAGTATATATATATAATAATATACTTTTAAGTATAATAATATAATATAATAATATAATATAAAAAAATAATTAGTATATTTATATATATATATATAAAGCAAAAAAAATGAAATTTGATTTAAAAATAGATTACTTAGGTAAAAAAGAAGAGAAAGGCGATACTGAAAAGCACATTTACAATTTGTTGTTTAAGACTTACAATGCACAAATAGAAGGTAAGTTTGAGAAATCAGAGCTACGTCAAATCATTCAGATTTTAGATAACGCTATTGTCTAAGAAGGTATCACGCAAAAACCTTGTAAAGCGTTTAGATAACATCTTTAGTCAGTACATACGACTTAGAAACGCTAATGCTCTTGGTATATCTGAGTGTTATACCTGTGGTAAGCAAGACCATTGGAAGCGATTGCAAAACGGACACTTTCAAAGCAGGAAGCATTACGGAACGAGATGGGATGAAACAAACTGTCAGGTACAATGTGCTGCGTGTAATGTGTTTAGATATGGCGAACAGTACAAGTTTGGGCTTAGGTTAGATAAAGACTATGGGCAGGGTACAGCAGAGGACTTACACGCTAAAGCCATACAGATCACTAAATACTCAAACAATGACCTGCAAGGGTTAATAACTAAATACACAGCTCTTGTCAAAAAGAAAATGAAATAGTATATTTGCATTGTTCATATTCTGAACTGTTTTAATGTTTACTGACTTTAGGGGGGTGCTTTGCCCCCTTTTTGTTTTATTAAAAATAATTTATATATTTACACCAACATTAAAACTTTATTATGCAATTCAATTTAAATACCGAACAGCAGGATGCAATACTCTACGCTGTATCACACACACTCGCTAACAAAAGCGATATGTCTGATCAAACCCTAAACGACTTGTACGATGTACTCGATATGTTTAAAATAGAAGAAAATAAGCGATACGGATTATATAGTGGAACTCATGAAGGACTTTGATAAGGCACGATTAGAAACTATGGGTAATAGAATAGAAGAGTTAGAAGCCCATATAGAAATTTTAGAAAAACAATTAGAATTATATTATGCAGAGTAAAATCACTCAAATAGAACCGAAAGGTACATATACAAACGCATCAGGCACTTTCAATAAGTATCAGGTGTATCTCGCAAATGGTAACAACTATCAGTTTTTAGCCAAAGGCGAATTTAAAAAGCAGGTGGGCGAAACCATCGACTTTGAAGTAACAAATGAGCAATACAACACAGCGAAGCTCATCTACAACAAACCCATACAAGCAGCACCGACTGCAAACAGAGAACAGATTATTGTTCGTCAAAGTATGGTAAAAGCTGCTGCGGACTTTCACGCATCAAGACCAAACGCAGATATACAAACAGTAATAGCAG